ACGCATGTCTCCCTTCATCGGTCATCTCCATTGCAATTTCTGCGGGGCATCGGCTTCTCACAGAAGAAACAGTTGTTCGGCCCGCTCTCCATGGTGGTATCGACCTGGTGTCTCCTCGACGGCAGCGGAGAAACGGGGCACTCCACCTCCAGCGGGCGGGGTTCGGGGTGGGCGGTCATGCCTCGTCGTCCCAATGCTTGTTGAGGATGCGGGCTATTTTCTCCGCCGCCTCATTGGGCTTGCCCAAATAGAGCGACATGATCAGGGCCGGCACGCGCAGGCTGATGGACTTCGATCCATCGGCATGTTCGACGGGTGCGGCCTGATAGTGGATGGCGATACAGCGCTGTTGACGGTCCTCTCGATCGAGGTTCCGCAGATAGGCCGTCGTATCAACCGTGAAGCTCTGATGCTCGCTCATGACGGCTGGCTCCCCGCGTTGATGCACTCGTGGAAATAGAGCACTGCGGCATCAGCGGCCCGACGGAAGCTGGTGCCCATGGGAACAGGACCGGCAAGGCGATCCATGGCATCCAGCGCCTCGGTTGCGTCCGTCCCGGGCGCCGCAGTCATCCCCAGGCACGGCTGCGCAATCCTGAGCGCCAGTTCGTCGCGGGGGATTGCGATCCCCAGCAAGGTGCGCTTGGCTTTGTCGGCGCCACTCACTCCCCGCACCCCCGCCCGATCTGGCCGGCGTCGGTCGGAACGCGCGCCATCAGAAGTCCTCCCGACCGATTTCGCGGGTGAGCAATTTGGCCTCCACATAGGCAGCCGGGAGAGCCGCGAGAACATCCGCCTCCGTCTCGTGAAAGGCCTTCTGGCTCCAGATGCCGCAGTGGTCGGTCCGCTTGACCGCGCAAAGCAGGAACCCATTGCGGATGCGCTCGATGCGCAGTTCGATTTCGTCGAAATCAAGATCGGGGGTTGTGCTCACAGCTTACCTCTCGAAAATGGCGGGGCGGCAAAAACAGACCCGTTAGCGCCGCCCCGAACCCGCTCACCGCGAGCGGGATGGGGATGGGGATGGGGTGGGATCAGGTTCGCCGGAGGGCCTGTCGCTGGTCGCGGAGCCATGCGCCGATCTTCGGCCAGGCCTTTTCGATCTCGAACCAGCGGGGCCAGCGGCCTTCCTTGTTCTTGAACTGGCCGGGCCAGCCCAAGGCGTTGATGAAATCGGCCTTCTTCGCGCGGGCGATCTCGTCCCACACCCGGAAGAATTCGAGCGTGGCGGCCGGCACATGCGGATCGGCGCACGGCGGCTGCTCGGTGAGGTCGGCCACGTAATAGGTGGCGCGGTGCGGCAGCGTGCGGGGTGCGACCATTTCAAGGCGCACGGGCGCATGGCTGAACCCGCCACGGATCTGCACCGCCACGATATCGATCGGCTTGGCGTGCCCGTATTTGGCCAGCACCGCCATTTCCGCAGCGGGGTAACGGCTGGCGATATCCGCTGTCAGGGTGTCGGCCGTTGCCTCCCAGTGCGGCATCGGCAACCGGCTGGCCGCCCAGGCGCCATGGGCAACCTTGACGATGCGCCCGAGCAATTCGCTGTCGATCGTCTTTCGATAGATCGCGCGCTCAGCCGGGATCGGAAGGCCAGCCGGCCCCACGGGCATCTGCTTGCCGGGGCGCTCTTCGCCGCCGAGCTGGGACGGGGCGACCCGAGCGCCATAGAGCAGCGCGTGGTTCACCTGTTCGCGTGTGGGCTGGCTCATAGGACGTGCGCCCACGATTTTCCGGCCTTGATCGCCCAGACTTGCGACTGCGCAATTTTGAAATCCCTAGCGATGTCACGCTGCTTCCGTGGATCGCATCGAATTGCTCGAACAGCGTCGTCGTTGAGCTTCGCCCGTCCCACGCGATCGCCGCGTGCAACATTGCGGAGGGACATCCCCTGCGGCCTCAGCCTCTTCCCGGGAAGCGAGGCCCAAACCAAGCCATTCTTTATGCGCGACGCATGGGTTTTGCTGATGCAATAATCGCGCGCAATCTCTTCGAGCCTGCGTTCATCAAGCATGATTGCTCGAACCTGGTCTTCGGTCAGTTTGTGAGCATGATGACTCTCGCCCGTGGCGTAGTTGCCATGGTCGCGGCGATCCCGATTGTTCGCCAGATGGGTATCCCACCGCAAATTTTCCAACCGGTTGTCGCTAGTATCGCCATTGTTGTGGCAGCCCTCCATGCCTTCAGGACACGGGCCCACGAAAGCCATCAGGACCAAGCGGTGTACCCGGACGGCGCGCTCCTTGTTGTCGACGCTGAGCTTGACAACTGTATAGTGGCCAGGTTCCGAGCGCGGCGTTAGAATGCGCTCGCCATAGTGCTGAGTGACTAGCCGGCCATTGGAGTATATCTTTTTGACGATGCGTGGCTTTGAAATGATCCGACCGAGCGATGACGCCATATAGTGCCCCCCAAGACCGGGCACGTCCCGCCACTCCTCTATAGGCTGCGACATCAATTCATTTCCTTGAGTTTTGACCAATGCGGAGATTTGCGGGCGTAGGCATCGGCCATTGCGCGGAGGTCGAGCCCCGTCTCAGCTTCGAATGCCGCCTCTCCGATAAGGTGCTGTCGCGCGTGGCACGTGCGGCAAAGTGAAATCCCATGGCGGTCGCTGGGCTTCATGCCCATCCCGCCGCCCGTGCCGCGGCGGACATGCGCGAATTCGATCGGATCGCCCGGCGTCACGCACTTCGCGTTTGAGCAAGCAAAGCCGCGGACCCAAGCTGTATGCCCCGGGCATCGTTTGCCGGCGTTCTCCCGGCGCGATTTGTGTTTGATACGCGGCGGAAGCATCAGCCGAGCACCGCCCAGGCAATGATGACCACCCACAGGCCGAGGCAGCCACAGAAGGCGCGCCATTCGGTCTGGCTGATGGGACGCGGCTCGAACAGCCAGCGCCATGCACGGGCAACCGACGACGCGCGGCGGGGGCTGGCCGGGACCAGCGGGATATCGAGGAGCTCGACCGGGCGGCCCATCACAGCGACACCCGCGATGCTTCGACCTGCGCCTCGATCACGCGCCGGTGGTACTGCGCTTCGGCATAGACCTGGCGCGCGGCCTTATACGCCTGCCTCGCAGCCGTCTGCGCGCGGAGGGCCTCGGTTTCGCGAGCGAGGGCGCTCAGCAACTCCGGCGGCGTACCGGTGACGACCGCGACGCGCTTGACCCGGCGGCCACTGCGGCGGGCCGCAAGCTCGGCATAGAGGATCGCGGAGAACTCGGCCTCGCTGAGCCCGTGGCGCCCTGCCCGCGTCGCAATGTCTGCACGGTGGCCGTTCACATAGGCCAGCGCCTGCTGATGGGACCGCGTGCCGGGCCGCATCCGCTCGGACGTTTCCAGCATCGCCCGCATGTCTGCGGCGACGGGCAGGAAATCCTCGATCGACTGTTCCAGATCAGGGTCGGCAACGACCGCTTTTGCTGCTGCCAGCATGAAACGCTCCCCATCGAGCGTCTCGCGTCAGCACCATGCTGAGGTCGGCTCGTGGGAGCATTGATAGTGGGGCAATTCCTACCATGTCAACGACAATGTAGGTCTATACCTACTTAATCGTCCGGCGGGATATCATCCGGCCAAAACCCCGAATCATCATGACCTTGCGCCGGCGGCGATTCGGCGATGGCGGCCGGCAACGTCGGCTCCTCACCGTCAAAGGCGATGCGTATGGCCGCCCCGTAGGATGTTCGCTGCTGGAAGATGGCCCGCACCTCACGGCCGGCGCCGAGCATGCCACTGATCCAACCGCAGCGCTCGGCAGTGACATACCCGATCTGGACGCCGCGCGCGCTGAACACCGCCACGGCGCGCGGATCGGCGGGGTTATTGGGTTCGGGGATCAGGTCGATCGGCTCGCCGGGCGCGCACAGAGCGATTTCGAACCGGCGGCCGGGGCCGCGACGGTTCGGGTAATCAGCGCCGACCACGGCGAGACTGAATGAGTTAATCATCCGCCTTAGATCGGGATCTTCATTTCCCTGCCGATAAAATCGAGCGTGCCTGTTTCATCGCCACGGAATATCGGCATCGGCATGCGCCGATTTTGTGCGCGCTGGAATTTACGTCGGCTGATATGCTTGAACTCAGACTCTTCAAGCACCGCCATTAATGCGATATTATTGTGAGGATGGTCCTCTAATTCGCGCCAAGCGAGCAATGCTTCGTTGAGCTTATCGTTGGTATTCACAAGATACACTGCGCCCGTCCTGCCATTGGCGCCGAGCGGCCTCAGAACAATATCTGCAGGAAACTCAGACAGATCGTTCGCAGGAGCCACATTCTCGGTGATCTCGATGAGGTTGTCGAAGCGGCCGCTCACGGCGGCAATAAAATCATCCCGAAACGCGGATCGCACACGATCACGAGTGATTAGGGCCAAATCCCGCACTCGGATCAACGATGACAGAAAATCGATGGCGCGCGCTCCCAACTGGTCCGGCGGAAACACCTCCGACTTAATCTCCAGCGTCTCGCGATCCCAGTAAGCTCGAGCTTCATCGAGAATCGCATCCAACATCTTGCCTCGGGCGCCAGCTTCGATGTGGATGCCCCTAGCGATCAGCGAAGCAAGGTAGTCGCCATCGTCTTCGACTACAAAACCGTCAGGCGTCTCGACTATGTAGAATGTGATCTTGTCTCCGCTACCGTCGGTGAACGACGAGCTCACGGCATAACCCGAGGGCACTGGATGCACCTCCAGTCCCGCGCAAAACGCCGCGCAAAGATCTCGCTCGAGAGTTTCAATCATGAGCTGAACAGCGGGCCAAGATCATCCACAATCCGAAAGAATTTGCGGGATTCCTGCCAAAATGTCGATAGCGATAAAGCCGCCGATCGCCGGTGCCGCGATCGAACGGCCGGAAATCGGCCCAACCCGTCCATGCCCGTCGCGCCGACCTCGATGCCACCTCGCGCGCAATCAGAATGGACGTGCCGCCCTGGGTGGCTCGCATGAAACTCAAACCTCGCCACTACGGAGTGCCCGCCCTCTGTTTTCATAATCAGTGTCGACTTCAAATCTCCGCGCTTTGGGTTGGCAAGCGCCACTAGCCAAAACTCTTGCGATCCCGCAGTGGCCCGCGCTGACCGCCATTGCCAGCCAGCGCGCGACGGCCGCGACTGCGAATAGATCGGGCACGCCCGTGGCGGCATGTCATCGGTTCGCCAATTTGTATCCGAAGCCTGGAGCTTTGGCTTTTGAATTAAATGACGGACCCGCAAATCACCCCCCCCCGAATCGAACCGGCTGAACGCTAAACCCTGCGTCCCACCCAGATTACGCGGCCGACGATGACCAAATCGTCAGCGTCGACCTCTTGATTATCCACAGCCGCGTTGTCTGAGATCACCAGCACCCGGCCCTTCCCGATTGAACGCAGTCGCTTGATGGCGCCTGCGCCATGGATACTGCATGCCCAGATGCGATCCTGCAGGTTCAGCTGGCGCTGCAGGGTGTCGAAGATGACCATGTCGTCATTGACGAGGGTGGGAAACATGCTGTCGCCGTCGCCGCGCGCGACATAGAGCCGATCGGCTGGCGAGCGCGTGATCGAGCGCAGTAGACCAGCATCGAAATCCAGCGTCCCTTCCTCGACATAGTCATCAATGTTGGCGCCTGGGCCCATCGAAAAACCCATGTCGATTTGCTTGAGCGCGATGGCGCCATCACCCGCGTGCGCGGAGCGCGTGGGCAAATGATCCGACGTCGGCCGCACCTTTGCCACCGCGTTCGAGGCCGCTGCAGGGTGAACGTCCTCGCCATCCATCGCCCGCAGCAGCAATTCGCGCGGCTGGCCGAGCACCTCAGCGATCGCTTGCACAGTGGCGATGCTGGGGCTCACGATCTTACCGCGGTGGATATCGTAGAGCGGCTTCCCCTTTGTGCCGAGGCGCTCCTGCAGCAACTTGTCGTAATAGCCGCGCGTTTTCGGGGCGGCGTCGATCGCGCGCTGCAAGAAGATTTGGAGCGGCGTGGCTTCGCCGGAGGCAGATTGCATGTGGGTTATGTCCCACACTTCGGCCGCATCCACCATAATGGGGATAAACCTACCTTTTCCGCTTGACGGTGGGTTTTGCCCTACCTTACAAACACCTTCATGGACACGCCCACTCCGAGCATCATCGAACAGATTGAATCCTTCCTTGCTCAGCATGGAATGTCCCCGATTACCTTTGGTCGGAAAGTGCTCGGCGATCCGCATTTTGTTCGCGATTTGCACGCCGGCCGCGACATTCGAATGAGCACCGCCGACAAGGTGGTTGAGTTCATGGCATCGTACCGACCGCCCAGCGGAGAGGGGCAATCGCCCCCTTTTCGGACCTCACCCCGTCGCCACCGTCGAACGGCACCCGGGAGGATCGCAACGTGCTGATAGCCGAAAGTGGTACTCCGTTTTCGGTAGCGGAGGAGGAGCGGATCGCGGCGATTGTTGCGGAGCGGCTGGCTCCGATCGATGCGAAGCTGGATCAGATCATTGCGGCGCTTGGCGCACCGCGCGGGGAGGATTGAGGGATGGGCGACGCGACCAATTCGCCGCCGTGCGGCGGTTCGGCGGCTTCGAAGCCCTCCGGCATGCGTGACGATTTTATTCGGCTGGAAAGCCTCAAGCTCGCGATTGCGATTGGGGCGGTCGACGGCTGGAAGGATCTGATCCTCTCGGCCGAAAAGCTCGCCCACTACATTCGCGACGGGCTCAATAGTCATCCAGGGTTGCAAGAAACCCCGAGCCAGACACCGCCCTCTGCCGCGCCAGCTCCTCCGCGAGCTCCTCAACCCGATGGAGAGGACGCATGACGGTTTCAGCTGCGACGCGCCATGTAGAGAGCAAATACTCGCGGGGATTCGCGCGCTGTTCGTCGGTGAGGCTTTCAGCCTCGGCCGCGACGATCCTTTCGAACAGATCGCGTGCGGCGGGCACTTCGTGTTCGTTGAGCGTTTTCCGTTCCAGCCAGGCCATAGTTTCCTCGATTCGTCAGCGGGGTAACGACACGACGATAGCACGCCTCCGGCGGTCGGCGAGGGCGCGCTGACATGATCGTCTCGCCCATTCCATCGCACATCATCCCTTCCCCTCGGGGCGCCTTCGCGTTCCACCCGGTCGACGACACCGGCCGGGTGGCGCGTTGCGGCGCGGCCCGCGCGCGCGGCGATGATGCGTTCTTCCCCCCTGTTCATGGTGCCGACACTGCACCGACCCGGAGCGTTACGCGATGACAACGATGCTCGGCCTTGACGACGAGAATGGAAAAATCCTGATCGCAGATACGCTTCGCCTCCATGTGGGACAGGGCAAGCGCACGACGTGGGCCGACCTTGCTGAGGCGATCGGCGAAAAGGAGCGCACCCTTCGCTCCTATGTGGAAAGCGATCCGCCGATGATGTCGGCCGTGATGCTGATGCGCATCTTTTCGGCGTTGCCGCCTGCGGCCTTCAACCGTGTCGCGCGGCGCATGGGCTTTGCGACCCGCCCGATCGAGCATGACGCGGAGGCATCGGTGCGGAGCGCGCTGACCGAAGCATCACAGTTCGTGGCCGAGGGCACGGAAGCCTTTGAAGATGGCGAGCTTGACCACAACGAGCGCGCCCGCCTGGCGCGCCGTGCCGAGCAGATGATTCCCAAGCTGGCATTGGTCGCCAGCAACGGGGGCTGATCCGAATTTGAGAACCTAGGCCGGGGACGGGCCCCGGGGGGAGACAGACGAATGCAAGCGTTGAGAGGCGCGGCGCCGGTGATGACCGGTTCCGCGAGCGAATTTGTGCGGCCTGAAACGAAGAGCGCACCGCGCGGGCCATATCGTCCGTGGACGGACGCGGAGGACGCGATCCTGCTGGACGCCATCCGCGCCGGCCGAACCTACGACGAGATCGTGGTGATGCTGCACGGCCGCCGCCGCTCGGCGTTGATCAACCGCATCCACCGGCTGCGCGAGGAAGGTAACGACGGCGTTGTCGCCCGTGGCCGCGGCAGGCCGCACATCTATTCGCGGACGGCGGATCCAATCCTGGAGTCCACGCCGGTGAAGCCGGCCCTCTACGGCTCCCTCAACCTCCTGCGCGCGATGCTCCGCTACGGCGCCCGCCATGACGGCCTGCCGGGCCTGCCCGCCGCGCAGTTCATTTCCCTCTGCCACCAGCACGGGGTGGCGATCCAGTGACCGTGCTTCCCAACCGAAAGGAGAAAACCGTGGCCGACAACGTCGTGACCGCCGATCAGTTGCGTCTCTTCATTGAGCGCGTGGAGCGGCTGGAGGAAGAGAAAAAGGCGCTCTCGGAGGATATCAAGGACGTCTATCTAGAGGCCAAGAGCCAGGGCTATGATGCCCCGACGATGCGAGCGATCGTCCGCCTTCGCCGGATGGAAAAGCACCATCGCGACGAGGCTGAGGCCCTGCTGGAGACGTACAAAGCCGCTTTGGGCCTCGCCTGACCATGGGCGCGCTCGCTCTCATCGGTATTGCGTGTCTCGCCATTGGCTGGGCCTTCGGTGCCGGCCGGCGGGCGCGCTCCACCCCCATCGACATGGTGTCCGCCAGCGGACGGCAACTCGCCGCCCGGCGCCGCGCCACTGAACGCCAGCGGCAGGACGAAACCACGGCCCAGCTGCGACGTGAGGTCGAAAGGAGGCAGCGATAAGCACCCCCTATACCCCGGCGATGATCAGCGCCCTTCTCCGGCAACTTCCGGCGGAACGGTTGCGGACCATTGGGCCGGCCGATTTCCACCGCTGGCCCGTGCGCAACATCGTCCCGGTCCGGATCATCCGCGAACTGATCGACAACGAAACCGCAAGGAGGAAATGATGGACAATTCCGGACGCCTCTATTCGCAAGTGGCTGCCGAAGCAGGTGTGACCGCCGACAAGGCGATGGTGGCCTGCTACCTGCTCAACCTGAGCCGCCAGGGTAAATCGCTCGATGAGGCAGTGGCTCTGCTGCGCCAGAGCCGTGCGGCTGCCCGCGATTACGCGCGAGATTGGGGCATCACCTTCTCCGATTATCGCGCCTCTGCTCAGCCGATCGCGTTGATCTGGCGCAAGGAGAAGCGCGGCCGGTGGGCACTGGAGGTCGGCGGCGCGCCGATCGCGGAGGCGGAGAGCGATGGTGCCGGGGGCTATCGGGCCCGCATTGCCGGCCAAACCCATTGGCAGGCTGGGGGGTCAAGCGCATCGGTCTCCATCCGTAGATTGAGCGTAGAAATGGAGCGACGCTCCGTTGCGATACTCGGTGTCGATGACGTCGTTATTTCCATCGTGGCCACCGACGGAGCGGAGGAGCGCTTGGCGCCCAAGGCAGCGGAGAACACCGCCGTGCTGCGGAAGGCGCTCGCCTCGGCATGACTCGGAAAATCACGATCGAAACGGACGACTTCGGCAAGCGCTGGCACGTCTTCCCGTTGGGGGATGGCGGCTGGAAGCGCTGTGGCGGTCCGAAGTTTTGCCGCGAGTGCAACCGTGAGGCTGTGCGCCGCGAGGCGATGCGGAGGCCGATTTGATGTCGCCGTCGAATTTCTTGACACCGTTCCTTGGTCAGCGGCATTATGCCGTCACTGGCGCTGAAAGCGCGCCGGTGCGGATTTGCAGCCGCAATCACGACGCGCCCAAGGCGCGCAGGACCAAAATCCGTGCGCCTTTTTCTATGGTCGGGCGTGCGGGAGGCCTTGTGCCTGCCGCTGCCGTCGTGGCGGTCTGCAAACCCGCGCGTCCGGCCACCAGATTTGCAGCTGTTGGTCGGGCTCCACTCACGACGGAGACGACCATGCAGGACACTGCGTTGGCGAACAATGTGGTTCGCCTCCCCACCGCCGCCCGTAAGCGGGTTCAGCAGCCCGGCGTTCTGTTGCAGCGCCAGCTTGTCGATGCCCAGGGCATCGCACGCCACCCTGCCGAGCGGATCAATCCCGAAGCCCGGAAGCCGTGGGACGAAGCCTCGTTCACGCGCTCGGCCGAGATGATCGTGGCGACGGCGATTTTCAAAGTGCTCAGCGATGCCGACAAGGCCCGCGTTCGCCGCGCGATCGATACGATCGCCCTCTTGTCACCGCATGGCGAGGCCGCGGCACACATCGTGGAGAAGTTGAAATGAGCAATGTCGTTCAGCTTCGGCCGGCTGATGCTACCCAGCGCCTTTGGGAGGCATATCGCGTTCTCGCCCAGCGCATCGCGGACAATCCGCGCCTGCGCGTCGACGTTGAATTTCAACAGGAGATGGTCCGCGCGTGGAAGCGCTGGGCTGATGCCTATCTGGCGGAGGACGCGGCATGAACGATCGTACCGCCCTTGCGAATGTCGAAGCTGAGGCCGCGCTGCTTGGCGCGCTGATGATGGAAAACGCGCTGATCGACCGCGCCGCCGATATCGTGCAGCCTGCGGACTTTGCCGAGCCCGTCCATGGCCGGATCTATTCCCTGCTCATCCGCGAACGCTCGCTGGGCCGCCATGCAAACCCGGTGACGCTGCCGCCGTTCCTGCAAGACGATCCGGCGATCGAGGCGCTTGGCGGCACCGGATATCTGGCACAGCTGACCGGCAGCGGCGCCAGCATGTTGGGCGCGATGGATTTCGCTCGACAGATCCGGGATCTCGCCAAGCGCCGCCGGCTGGTCGAAGGGCTGGATGCAGCCATCGGCCTCGCCAGCGATCTTTCGGCGACTACCGAACAGATCGTGGACACCGCTGACGCCGCGATCGTCGATGCTGGAGCGACCACCGACACGATGCATCAGCCTTCGGGAGCCGATTGCATTCGCGAGATGATCGATAGCATGGATGACCCGGCGTCGGGCATCCTGTGCAATGCGATCCCCTCACTTGACGGCCTGTGGGGCAAGCTGCGCGAAAAGCAGCTTGTGATCGTTGCCGGCCGGCCAGGCATGGGCAAGAGCGCCATGGCACTATCCTATGCCGTCGGCGTTGCGCGCGGGGGCCACGGCGTTCTTTTCGTGTCGCTCGAAATGTCCAGCCAGGAACTTGGTGGTCGCCTCGCGGCGGACATGTGCTTCAACGGCCGGGGTGGCGTGCCCTATGCCGCAATCAGCAATCGCAACCTGACCCCCGATCAGCGCCGCATGGTCGCCCGCGCGCACGGAGAAATGTCGGGCCTGCCGATGCAGGTAATTGATACCGGACGCATCACCATCGGCCGGCTTGGCATGATGATCCGGCGGCACAAGCGCCGCATGGCCGCGCACGGCGTCGAACTGAAGCTGGTGATCGTCGACTATCTTCAACTCGTTTCGGCCGACACCAAGGGGCGCTCACAATATGAAGCGGTCTCCGAGGTTAGCCGTGGCCTTAAGGCGATCGCCAAAGACAATGACGTGGTGATGATGGCGCTCGCCCAGCTTAGCCGCGAGGCCGAAAAGCGGCCGGACAAGAGGCCTCTGCTTTCCGATCTCCGCGACAGTGGCCAGATCGAGCAGGACGCGGATGTGGCGATGTTCCTGTTCCGGCAGGAGTATTATCTGCGCAAGGAGCAGCCCGAGGAAGGCTCGGCTGAATGGCCGGCTTGGCGGGCCGCCCTCGACGCCTGCCAGAACCGCATCGATTTTATCGTCGCAAAGAACCGTCAGGGGCAGGAAGGCATCGCCACCGGTGAATTTTGGGGTGCAAACCAGGCGGTGCGTGGATGAGCCTGTCCGCTGCTGTTCTTGACGCCATGGTTGCATCGGGATGCACCGCCGAACAGATCGCCGCCGTTGTGAAGGCGGACATGGCCGCGTCGGAATCCACAAAGGCGCGCAAGCGCGCGAACAACAATGAGCGTCAGCGCCGCTTCCGCGCGAAACGCGCTGTAACGCCTGTTAACGCATGTAACGCGTTACCGAGCGTTACCCCCCCCAATGATATATATTCTAACCCCCCCGTGTTTCCCCAGTCCCCTGACGGGGACTGCCCCCCGGCTGCGGAAAATCTGATCGAGGAAGCGGTTTCGGCGTGGAACGCGATGGCCGGCAGGGCCGGCTTGGCGGAAGTTCGCGGCCGGCTGGCCGGATCTCGGCTTGCGATGCTCAAAGCCCGCATCGCCGAGCATGGCCCGGCGTCCGTCGCCGCCGCAATCGCCGCTGTCGAGCGGTCCCCGTTCTGCCGGGGCGAAACCAAGCCGGACTGGCGGGCGGATTTCAAGTTCATGGTTCGACCAGACAATTTCGCCAAGCTGTTGGAGGGCGGATACGACGCGCCACGTCGCCAGCAATCTCCTCCCGGCCAACCATCCGGCCTCTCAGCGCTGCTCAAAGGCGCTGAGAGATACCGGGGGATGGAGCCCCTACGCTCCACCGGATGAGCGAACCCAAGACGAAATCGACGCGGCGATGGCCGCGCAGGACGATCAGGAAGCGAAGGCGGCATAGCGAACATGGGAAAAGCAACACGGGTCGACACGGGGCGTAGCGCGGCGGTGGCGGCCGCCCGCGCCGCTGCAATTCTGAAGGGCGAGCGTGCGGTGGTGGTCGCGGCGCCACCCGCGCCAAAGCGCGCGTGCCGGCCGCGCATCACTCCGCCGATCGACGCCACGCCGGAGCGGATCGCCATGGCGGAGCCGGAGGGCAAGACGGGGCTGCGCTTCCATGAGGCGGTCGAAGCCATGATTGACAAGGCGGGCGAGCGCGCCTTGATCACGCGGCGGTTCGCCGACACGCATATCGACCGCTGGCTGAAACAGAAGCGCCTGACATATCCGCAGTGGTACGCGGCCGACTGGTATCGCAATGTGTATGCCCTTGCCGGCATCGAGGGCCGCGTCATCGCGCAGTACGATATCACGCACCCCGGCGCGGCCGGATCGAGCTATGGGCTTCCGGCCACGGAGCGGCAACTGCGCGCCCGCCTGCGCTGGCGTGAGGGCCGCGCTCTCCTGCCGGCGAACATGGTCGCCCTGATCGATCGGCTTGTCATTCACGATGTAGCGCCGACGTTCTCCGGCGGCCGGCAGCGCGATCGATATGCGGGCCGCATCGGCCGGGCGTTCGATGCGTTGGCGGACTGGCTGTCGGCGCCACCAAGTGCTTGACTAGGGCACCGTTTCAAGTACGGTGTTCGATAGTTGTTCTAATTGCGCCCGCAGCCATCCCCCCGGCTCGCGGGCGCAATGCGTTTCTGGACATCGCGAGACACCGCGGGGCGTTGAAGGCGGAACCTGTCATCCGGGATGGCACCGCAAGAGCCCAGATGCATGGCGGGGAGGCCTGACACGGTTTGAAACCGTCAGCGCCAGCGCCCGTAGCGCCCGCCGCCGGATAGGCGGGACATACAGCTTCATCGATCGGGCGCGGGCCAAGCGCGCCCGATACGGGCCGGCTCCCATTGCCGGCCCGTCCCCGCGATTACGACGCGACCGACAGCCTCACCCCGAGCGCCTTCACCACCGCCAGGACCGTTGCGAAGGAAGGGTTTCCGTGTTCGCCAAGTGCCTTGTAAAGGCCGGCGCGGGTGATGCCCGCCTTCTGTGCTATATCCGTCATTCCCCGGGCGCGGGCCACGTCGGCGATGGCGACCTTGATCAGATCGGGGTCGCCATCTTCCATCGCCGCATCGAGATACGCGGCAATCGCCTCTTCGCTGTCGAGATGTTCAGCCACATCCCAGCGCGTTGTCGTCACCATGGTTACAGTTCCTTCGCGATTTCCTTGGCGTCCTTGATGTCCCGCTTCTGGCTGCTCTTGTCGCCGCCGATCAGCAGGATCACCACCACAGGCCCCCGCTGCGTCAGATAGACGCGATAGCCGGGGCCATAATCGATCCGCAGTTCGCTCACGCCTTCGCCAACGGGCTTCACATCACCGAAGTTGCCCATCGACACGCGACGGATGCGGGCATCGATGCGGGCTTTGGCTTGAATGTCCCGCAGGTCATCGAACCAAGTGGTGAAGTGGAGTGTCTGGCGGACTTCGATCATGTGTCAACCATAGGCGACACATTGAAGCGTGTCAACCATGGGATACGTCTGATGATTGTCATGGAGGCCGCCATGCTCACCCTGCTTCCGCTCTCCCTGTGGCGCGCCCACTGGCACGGCCGAGGGTTCTGCATCAGCCTGTGGCAGGACGAGGCGGGCAACCGGCACTGGATGTGGTTCGGGCGGTGACAGTGGAATCGCCTCGTTGCGTCGGTTGTCAATGGCTGACCCGCGCGCCGTCGACGCAAACGGCGTATGTGTGCAGCCGTCCGCTGTCGCAACGTCGCGATATCGTAACCGGCGAGTTGAACGACCGCCTATCTGTCGGCCCATCACGCGAGCGCCGCGCGGGGCGGGCGGGAGTGTTCCGCCGTCGTGATCGTTGCGGCCCGGATGCGCAGTATCGTGAAGAATTGCCGGGCCCGCCTGGGCCAGCCGTGTACGAGTTGTGATGACCCAGCGTCTGCGGGGGCGGGCGGGCGTCGCCCAGCGTCGGCGGCGCCTCGATCGCACCAATGGCCTGTGCGAGATGTGCCTTCCCAAGGGGGTCACTCGGCTTGCCGCAGTTGTGGACCATATCAAGCCGCTGGCTCACGGAGGCAGCGACGAGGACAGCAACACGCGCAACCTGTGCGACTCGTGCCACGCTGAGGTAACGGCCGAGCAGTTCGGCCATCGAGGGCCGATCAAGGGGCGCGGCGTGTCGAGGTCAGGCCGACCCACCAACCCGGACCACCCATGGAACGCCCCCCCCGGGGGGGGTGAAAGTGGAGGGCCCTCGGTGCGGGACACCGAACGGTCCCTCCGTGCGCACCGCGAGCAGTTTCAAACATAAAAGTTGGGAGCACCCCCGAAGGGGGTGATGCTGCATGAACGTGATCGACGGCACCGGCCAGATCGTCGCAGAGCCCGACTGGCCCATGATCCTGAATGATGAACTCGAGCGGCAGGCGGCCGGAGATCATTGGCGCCGCGTCACCACCGAAATGCGTGAGCGCGAAACGCTGTCACCTTCCAACGCCCACGCAATCCAGCGCCTGGTGCTGACCTACATCGAGTTCGACCGCAATGCGCGTTTCGTCGCGGAAAACGGCGCGGTGATGAAACCCAAGCGTGGCAACCCCCGCGCGATCGCGCGCCTGAGCCCGTATTTCCAGGCCATGCGGGAGATGGGCAATGATGCCGCATCGCTGGAAGCTGAACTCGGTATCTCGCCGCGCCGCCGTAACGGCGTCGGCAAGGTGCAGCGGCGCGTAAGGCAGGCAACCGGCGCCGATGCGTTCATCAAGCGGGCGAAATAGGCGCGGCGAAGAGGACGTCGACCCCACAACTGCATGGGCGCAAGCCGCTGTCCGTGGTGATTTCGTCGTCGGCGACCTCGTTCGCTATGCCGCCGAACGTCATCTGCGCGATCTCCGCGACGGCGAGCGCCGCGGCCTGTATTTTCGGCCGGATATCGCGCAGCGCGCGTTCGACTTCTTCCCGGCCATGTTCACGATCACGGACGGCCCTGCTGCCGGGAAACCGTTCAACCTGCTGCCGTGGCAGACTTTCGCCGTCGGTTCGCTTATGGGCTGGCACAACGCGGACGGCCGCCTTCGCTTCCGTTCGGCTTGGATCGAAACCGGCAAGGGGCAGGCCAAGTCGCCGTTGATGGCCGGGCTCGGCCTCTATTCTATGGGCTGGTGCGATGCGCCGCGCGCGCAGGTGTATGCGATCGCGGCTGATAAGAATACGGCCAACGTCCTGTTCAAGGACGCCGTCGCCATGTGCCGGGCCCAGATCCCCGGCTGGGACGATGGCGACACCCTCGAGGAGGTTGGTGAAGTCGTCATCCGCGGGGAAGGCGACAACGCCTGGAAGATCGAGCACCCCGCCTCGCAGTCGTTCTTCCGCGCCCTCGCCGGCGGTGAAACTCAATCCGGCCCGCGCCCTCGCATGGTGCTTGCCGACGAAATCCACGAGTTCAAGACGGACGGCCAGATAGAGACCTGGCGCCGCGCCATCGCCAAGATCGCCGGCAGCGCCATGATGGTGCTGGGCACCAACACGCCCGCCACGTCACAGCATGTCGGCACGTCATATTCGGACAGCTATCAGGATATCGCCCGCGGGAAGGTCCGCGACGATAGCGCGTTCTCATTGGTGTTCCGCGTCGACAAGAGCGACTGGAAAACCATCTTCGAAAATGAGGCTGTTTGGCAGAAGTCTCTGCCGGCACTGGGCATCACCTATCCCGTCACGAACATCCGAGAGGAAGTGCAGACCGCGAAAACGCGGCTCTCCACCGCTTCATCGGTAAAGAGGCTCTATTTCGGCATTCCAACGGGTGCCGCCGACTTCTGGATTGATGAGGTCGCGTGGGCGGCCGTGCTGGACGACGTCAATTCCGATGTGCTGGCCGCGCTGAAAGGGTGCCCCTGCTGGCTCACCCTCGACCTCAGCCAGAAGAACGACCTTACCGCCCTCACCGCCACATGGATCGATGGCGCGGGCATCATGTGGCAGAAAAGCTGGTACTGGACGACTAAGGACGGTCTCGCCGATCGTGCTGTCGCCGACCAGGCGCCCTACGAGCAGTGGGTGGAAGATGGTTGGCTGAACGCCGTACCCGGCGCCACGATCGATTTTGAGTATGTTGCGGAACAGGTTCAACGGCTCTGCGGCGAGCACAATGTCGTCGAACTTGCTTTCGACCCGGCGAAAATTGCCGACTTCGAAACCGCCTGTGACAAGATCGGATTCCCGGTCTGGACCTACAAAGGCCCGAAGGAAAAGGCCGGCAACGGCCTACGAATGGTCAAGCATTTCCAAGGGCCGCGGGTGAATTTCGAGGACCGGCAATATTGTATGCCGAAATCGATCCAGCGGTTTGAAGACCGCATCCTCGCCAAGACGATCGTCATCGACAATTCGCCGGTGACCTATTCCTGCGCTGCAAACGCCGCGCTCCTGTCCGACCCGCAAGGGAACCGGGCTTTCGACAAGAAACGATCGCGCGGCCGGATCGACGGCATCGTCACCAGCGCCATGGGCGCGGGTGCCGCGGACAATGTGGAACTGGCGGAGGGTGGCTATAGTGGATCGCTCTTCGTCGACATTTAACGGCTACAGGCTCGGCGCGCGGGCCGCCGCGGCGGCAGCTGGCATCGCACCGCCTGTGAACGCGCTCGACAGTGAGAAGGTTATGTCCGGCGACGTGCCGGCGATGCTGGAATGGTTCGGCGGCGGCGCCCGCGCGGCGGGCGTGACCGTAACGCCGGAAACGGCGATGCGAATGTCGACGGTGTGGCGGTGCGTCACGCTCATTTCAGGCGGCATCATGAGCCTGCCGCTCCGGGTGTTCCGTCGGACGGACAATGGCGGTCAGGAGCGCGCCGACGATCACCCTCTCGCCCGACTGCTTCGCGACGCGCCCAACGATGACATGTCCGGGCCGGAGATGGTGGAACTCGCCACCATGGCCGTCATGCTCCAGGGCAATGCCTATGTGCTGATCCGCCAGTCGCGGAACGGCACGGTCACCGGCCTTGATTTCTATCAACCGCTTCAGGTTTCGCCATTCCGATCCGGCGGGCGGACCTGGTATCGCTTCACCAACCTCGATGGCTCTCAGGAAGTCCACGACGCCGATTACGTCATCCATTGGCGGGGGCCGGGGCGCGGTTCCGATGGCATCCGCGCGCTCTCGCCGATCGGATACCATGCGCAGACAATCGGCGTGGGCTTGGCGACGCGCGACTATACCGCCACGCAATTTGAGCGCGGTCTGCTCACCAACGACTATTTCACGCTGCCGGACGGGATCACGCCAGCCCAAAAGGAAGAATTCCGGCAGTGGCTTGAGGCCCGAGCGCAGGGCGTGGCCAATGCCAACAAGCCGCTGATTCTTCAGGGCGGCGCGGAATGGAAGCGCAACGCCTACACCGCGCGCGATGCCCAGTTGCTGGAGCTCCTGCAGTATTCGTCGCTCGACGTTGCGCGGATCTTCGGCGTGCCGGGCTTCATGATCGGCGACATGGAGAAATCCACGTCGTGGGGGACGGGGATCGAGCACCAGGGCATCGGGTTCGTCCGCTACACGTTGCGGCCGCATCTCCGCCGCTTCGCCGCTGAGCTCAACCGGAAACTGTTCCCGCCGGTCGGCAATCGCCGCTCCGAATATTTCATCGAGTTCGAAGTCGACGGACTGATGGAGGGCGATTCCAAGAGCCAGGGCGAGTATTTTCGGATCGCACTCGGCGGCAACCAATTGCCCGGTTTCATGTCCGTGAATGAGGTCCGGCGCCTCAAGAATCTGCCCCCGATCCCCGGCGGCGATACCGTTTATGTCCCGCCTCCCCCGGCGCCTCCCGATCACAATGGCGGGCCCCCGCTCGACGATGATGACCCCGGCACCGATCCGGACGACCCCGAAGAGGAAACCGACGATGAACCGTAAGCTGTTCGCACTCGCCCGGGATAATGCCGGGCGTGGGTCCGGCATCCGCTCGGAGGCAGCCGGCGATACCGCCACCATCTACATTTACGACGTCATCGACGCCTATTGGGGCGTCTCCGCCGCAGACGTGGCGGCGGAGCTCGGCAAGATCGACGCCAAGAACATCACTGTCCGTATCAACACACCAGGCGGCGATGTGTTCGAGGCGCGGGCCATCATGACGTTGCTGGTGGAGCACCCCGCCACTGTCACCGCGAAGATCGACGGCGTGGCCGCGTCGGCGGGCAGCGTGATCGCGCTCGCCGCAGATACCGTCGAGATCGCCGACGGCGGCTTCTACATGATCCACAAAGGCTGGACGTTTTTACTCGTGAATATAAAAAAATGCGGCGAAAACTCGCAGAAATCCGCCATTTTTAGGGGGCTCCGGCCCCCTTTTTCTTGGTCCCGGCGATGGACAAAGCGGAACAGCAGAACCCGCAGAAATCCAACGATTATCAACCCCGGCCGGCTCGGCCATGACGCAAGGAGTGACGCATGAGTGACGCAAGCAACGACCCGCCCACAGACCTTCTGACCGGCTGCGATGCGATCGCGAAGCACCTCGGCTGGACCACGCGGCAAGTGAAACATCGGGTGGCGACGGGCGAGCTTCCGACGTTCAGGACCGGCCGGACGGTTTGCGCGCGCCGCTCTACCCTCGCCAAGCACTTTGCCGCCCAAGAGGCAGCGGCAGCTGCGCGCGGTGGGTGAGCGATGCGGCGGTGCGGTGGGCGGCCAGCCGGCATCCGCCTAACCCAGATGATAAGCTGGTGTTGTGGGCGCTCGCCGACGCCTGCAACGGCCGGGGGGATACTGCCTGGCCTTCGGTCGCGGCCCTTTCCGACTTCTCCGGGCTGAACCGCAAGATGATCATCAATAGCCTCGCTCGGCTGGTGCGCGCCGGCCTGATCGCCGACACCGGGGATCGCGTCGGCAAAACCGGACAAGTGAAGGTGTGGCGGCTGGCATTGAAAGCATCCCCGATCGGGGATCGTTAGACCGCTTCAAAGAGTCCCCGATCAACTACCCTTTGCCGGGGTGAAAGAGTCCCCGATCGGGGACACGGAACCTATATACTAGAAGATAGGGCGGCGGCTCTTTCACCGACCGCATTTCCAAACACCATTCTGGAAAGCACCGAAGCGACCCCGCAAGGGGGCGCGCCCGCCGGCAGGCGGAAAGGTTAGGCTGCCGCTTAGCTAGACGGCTGTCCCGCCTAGTTCCGCGCGCGAGGCGAGCGCGAACGACATTCGCCACCCGCCCCGGAGTCACCCGTCACTGTGACGGGTGACTGTGTGGCACCCCACCCCGCAGACACGTGGCGCACTCGTTCGCATCGCCCGTGCGGGGCCTTCAATCCATGGAGAAACCCATGAACGAGTTGATGCCGTTCAACTTCGACAGCACTCCCGTGCGCATCGAGGATCGCGATGGCGAGCCGTGGTTTGTTCTGGCTGACGTGTGCCGCGTGCTGGGGCTGACCAATCCCAGCATGGCGGCCAAGGGGCTCGATGACGACGAACAGGACGCCCTAAGTATTACTGACCCCATCGGCAGGCCGCAGCCTACCATCGCCATCAATGAAAGCGGCCTCTACCGGCTGATATTCCGAAGCCGGAAAGAGGTTGCGCAGCGCTTCGTCAAATGGATCACGCGCGAAGTCTTGCCGACGATCCGGCGGACAGGTGCGTATGGCGCACCCCCGGTATCGCTCCCCCGCGACCCGCGCGAATTGCTCGCCTACATCCAGCAGCAGGCCGGAGACATGGTGGCGTTGCAGGATGCCAATGCCGCGCTTGTGCCTAAGGCCGATGCTTATGACCGCATCGCCGATGCTCACGGCGCCTTGTCGCTAACTGAGGCCGCCAAGGCGCTGAAGATCGCGCGCACGTCGCTGATCGCCTGGCTAAACCAAAGCGGCTGGATTTACCGGCGCCCAGCAACCGGCACATGGCTTGGCTATCGCGACAGGGAAACCGCTGGACTGGTGGAGCATCGCGTGACGCGCATCCGCCGGCCGGACGGGCCAGACCGCATCGCGGATCAGGTGCTTATCACCGCGAAGGGCATGGCGAAGCTTGCGACCCTCATTCCCAAATCGTGAACCAACAGGAGCAAATCAATGAAGGGATTGCATCTCACCCGGCTTTACGAACGCACCGGCCCAGACGGGCGCCCCATGCTTACGGGCAAGCTCGGCCGCCTCGTGTTCGTGGGTATTCTCGAGGACGATGGTGTTGATAGCCGCCGATGTTATCGCATGCATCTGGTGGAACCAGTCGGCTCCCGGACTGGCGTGGCGAGTTCCTTCCGGCACGAGCATGACGCTCGTCTTGCTGCGCGAGCCGCTACCGCCCCCGGGGGGGGATGAAAGTTCAAGCCGGTGAGCCCGGACACCGAAGCCCCCCTTCCTACGCACCGCGAGTTGCCCCCGTTCGTTCCGCGCGCGCGGGGCTGGAGAATCGAGCATGAAAGCCATTCGCAACGCCGAAAACGGACCGTCGTTTCTGGCGCCGGCGGCTCAGGCGAAACGCCCCCCGCCCCCCAAACATCTGTCGCCAGCTATCGCGAAATGGTGGCGATCGGTCGTCAAAGACTTCGATTTGGAGCCTCATCAGCTGCGCCTTCTGCAGTCTGCCGCCGAAGCATGGGACCGGATGCAACAGGCCCGCGAGGCGCTGGCAAAGCATGGGGGGCTAACCTTTGTGGCCGCTAATGGGGATCCGAAGGCGCACCCTGCGGTGGCGATCGAGCGAGACGCACGCATCAGCTTTGCGCGCCTCGTCCGAGAACTGGACCTTGATGCGGCTGGCGCCGATCGGGCCCGCCCGCCCGCGTTGCCCAGCAACAGGAGGTAGCATGCCCGCCAAGAAACGCAGGGAACGGCGCCGGGTCGATCACGATGCCGCGCTGAAAGCGTGGTCCATGGTTTTCCGGTCGGGGTTCGACTTTCTGCATACCCTAGAGCGTGCCGGACTTCCGGTTGATGGCCGGCTGCAACCCGCCCGCGCCGAAGCTGAAGCGGCTTGGCGCGCCTTGCGCGGTGATTTTCTGACGCGATACCCGCCCCAAGAGGGGCGCCTATGGTGGGCTCAAAGGGAGTTCGACTAGCTCCCGGACCCTATTGGAGGCACCCCCGGACACGCCTCCGAACACCGTTGAGTCAAAACGAGAACATCGCTATACAAAGCGGGAACGCCGGGCGCCCCATTGGCCCACCTGGCGCCCCGCATGGCAAGCGATCGGCCTTTCCGAGCGCCCGACATGTCGACGAACGCCCAGCACGACGTTGGGCGAGCTTCCGTCGGCGCGTCTGGGCGCTCGACGCATTTCAAAGGATCGCACACCATGAAGAAGAACATGCGCGCGCTGCGCGCGACCGTGGCACAGCACCGGAACAAGATGCGGGTGCAGGATGCAGCCCTCCTTGAGGAAATCGAGGACGGCATTGATGCGGCCAAGCATCCGGCGGACCTTCGCCGGGCTCGCAACAAGATCACCAACTACGTGCGGGATAAGCTGTCGGCGCCCGACGCCGATACCGAAGTAGCCGATGGGTATTTCGCGCTGATCGATATTATCGATCTCCAAATTGCTGCAATGACCGACGGCGACCACCAGTTGGGCAGCACCCGTCCGCCCAGCGGCTGGGTAAATGCGGCGACGGGTCAGCCGGTGCAGCTGCTCGGGCCCGAGGACCGCGTCGCCGATCATGCCGTGCCGTCGTCCGCACGCCTCAACACCTCGATCGACACCAGCCACATGAGCGTCGGCGAGATGGTCCAAGCCATGTTGACGGGCGGAGGATCCAAGGAGGTTCGGGCGGCGATGTCCGAAGGTGAAAATACGGCGGGCGGATATAGCATCCCGACCGTGGTGTTGCCGCAGTTCATCGACCGGCTGCGCGCCGCCACCCGTTTCATCCAGGCGGGCGGCCGGACGCTCATGCTCGAGGACATGCGCACCCGCATCGTCCGCATCGAAAATGATCCGACTGCCGGCTGGCGCGCGGAAAATGCCGGTGTCGTCGAAAGCGCGCCGACCTTCGGAATGGTCGAGTTTGTCCCCAAGAGCCTCGCGGTGTTGGTGAAGACATCTGTGGAGCTGTTGCAGGACAGCGCAAACGCGCGGCAGATGCTGGAGCAAGCGCTTATCAATGCCCTGTCGCTCCAACTCGATCAGGCATGTTTCTTCGGCACCGGCGCCGATAATCAGCCGCTTGGCATCGTCAACACCCCCGGCATCAACGCGATTTCGATGGGCGCCAACGGCGCGACCCCGGCCAACTTCGATCCTTTTATCGACGCGATGTACGAGACCGAGGTTGACAATTCGCCCGTCACCTCCGCGGCGGTGATGCACCCGCGCACCATGCGGACCTTCCGCAAGCTGAAGGACGTGAACAACAACCCGTTGGTGATGCCGGCGGACGTCGCCAGCCTCCGCAGGTTGACCACAACCAGCTTCCCGATCGACGAGGCTCAGGGGACGGGGACCAATTGCTCCAGCATCTTGCAGGGCGATTTCAGCCACGCAATCCTCGGCATGCGCCAGCAACTGGTCATTCGCTTGCTGGACCAACCTTTCGCAGGAAATCTGCAAGTTGGCTTCCTCGCCCATCTCCGCGCCGACGTCGCTGTCACCCAGCCGCCGGCCTTCTGCAAGGTGACCGGGGTCAAGCCCTAAAGCGCCTTGCCCTGACTTCCGGGCGGCAGCGCAACCGCGGCTGCCGCCCGGCTTCCCAACTGGAGACTCCATATGAAGAAAGACGAAGCTGCGCCCGGCTGGTCCATCACGCTCGCCGGCAATACAGTGCAACTCGTGCCCTCCCACGCGGCGCTGGTGCAGATCGAGCGCCAGACCGGCGAAACGGTGTTCAAGATCGTCAATCGCGCCAAAAGCGAAGGCCTGTCGCTCGACGAGATCGCCATCGCCGTCGACGCGATGCGGCCGACCACCGACGATATCGGCGAGCGCTTGAAGGGAAGCGGAAGCGTTCCGGCGACGTTGGCCGCCAAGCAGCACGCCCGCGACCTTGTGCCGTTGATTGTCGATACCGGCATCATGGCCGCCACCGCTGCCGTCATCCTTCCGCTCGCCGCAGCACTCACCGGCAAGACGACAGCGGCCGGCCAGTTGAAGGCGGAGTAAGCCGATGGCCGAGACCGCCGACGTTAAAGCCCTGCTACTTCAGGTTGACGCCAACCTCGAATTGATGCGGCAGGGTCTCGCCGATGGCGAGCGCCAGATTTCGCGCTGGCGCCGCGACACCGAACAGCAAATGTCGGCGGTCGATCGCGCCTTCGCTCAGGTCGGGCGTGGGCTGGGGCCGCTCAAAGCCAGTCTCGGCGGGCTGGCCGCCAGCGCCGCCGCAATCGGCGTCGTCGGGCTTGGCGCGGGATTCCTCGCGGTCGCCGACCAATCGAAGGAACTGACCGCGCAGCTGAAGTTGGCAACGCGCGAGTTCGGTTCGTTCTCGCAGGCCGAAGTCGACGCGCAGCGCATTGCGCGGGAGACCCGCAACGGGCTGGCCGCCACCGTCCCCCTCTATACCGCCTTCCTCCGCGCCTCCGAGGGTATGGGGAGGTCGCAGGCTGAAGCCGCGCGCGCCACGGAAACATTCTCGAAGGCGCTCAAGATCGGCGGCGCAGATGCGAACGCTGCCGCCAGCGCGACGCTGCAGTTTAGCCAAGCGCTCGCCTCAGGGGTGCTGCGCGGCGATGAGTTCAACAGCATTGCGGAGGCATCCCCCCGCATCCTCAAGCTGCTCGCCGACAGCATCGGCGTCCCGACCGGCCAGCTGCGCGCTATGGCCGCCGAAGGCAGGCTGACAGCCGATGTGCTCTATACGGCACTCACCGACACGAAGTTCACGGCCGGCATTGATGCGGAGTTCCGCCAGCTTCCGGTAACATTCGATGAGGCGATGACGGGCGTCTATGATGCGGCCGTCATCGCGTTCGGCGCGTTCGACTCGGGTGGCGAGTTCTCCACCGCCATCGCCAATTTTGTCGCCGGTGGCGCGGACAAGTTCGGGAGTTTGGCCGATCGCGCGCACGCGCTCGGCGTCGAAATCCGATCGACCTTCGAAGGTTTGCGCAACGTCTTTGACCCCCTCGGCGAGGGGGGCGGCGCCGTGATGGCCGGGCTTGGGGTCAAGGTGCAGACGCTACGCGATCAGGTCGCCGGGCTGATCGGCATCATCGACGACATTCGCAATATCCCCCTGCAGATCAATCAGAGAGTGGAGGCGGCCGTTGATGCCGCGACCTTTGGCAATGCTGGGCTATTGCTCGCGGATCCGACCAAATACCGCCGGCAGAAACCGGTGGACAGCCGGTCGGCCTTCCTCCGCGCCTATGATGCCTACACCGACAGCGCTGAACGTGAGCGCGTGATGCAGGAAGTGCAGGACCGTTTCTCGGGCTTTGGTCCGGACTTCCAGCCGATCCGCCGCCCCCGGCCAGCCGCGTCGAGTGGTGGTTCCGGCAGCAAGGGAAGGTCTGGCGCGCGCGCATCACGGCGGAAAACCGATGCCGACTTGTCGCCCATGGAATTGATCCTCCGCGACATCGGCCGGCAGCAGCTTCCGCTCGGCATCGAGTTCACCGGCGAGAAAGAGCTGGTAAGCGCCAACGAGCGGATTGCGGCGCTGGAGGCGGGCCTCGCCGAGATCGACGGTTTCACCAAGACCGTGAACATTGGCGACGTGCTGAAAGCGGAAGACCAGGAGCGCATCGAGCACTTCACCCTGGCCTTCACGGACGATCTATCGCGCGGGCTGGCCGACGCGATCGTCTATGGCGACAATCTCGGCGACGTGCTGGTGAATAGCCTCAAACGCGCGGCGGCGGAGGCAATCGCGTCGGGGCTGTTCGATCTGCTGTCCGGCAACGTGAGTGGCGGGGCAGGCGGCTTTCTGTCGAAGGCGGCCGGGTCCATCGGCTCATTCTTCACCGGCCTTGGCTTCGCGGATGGTGGCCGCCCGCCCCTAAATCGCGCCAGCCTTGTCGGCGAGCGTGGTCCCGAACTGTTCGTCCCCAAGGTCAGCGGGACGATCATCCCCAATCACGCGCTTGGCGGAGGTGGCACCCAGATGATCACCGTGCAGGTGGATAAGTCGGCGCTGTTCGACGTGTACGTTCAGCAGGCCGCCGCCCCACTTGCGGCGGCGGCGGCGACACGCGGCGCCGCCGGCGGCGCGATGATGGCGGAACAGCGGCTCAATCGCCGCGCCATGAACACGCTGCGCTGATTCGGTGGAGCGACCAAAGATTACAGGGCAGGAGGCAATACATGGCCGGCAATGACGTGGTAGTTCGAGACGCAATTCTTCAGCTTCTGCGGGCGATCGAGGCCCAGCCTCACATGTGTCGGACGGATGCGGCAAGGGGTTTCGCAATGGCGGCTGCTCAGTATTACACGAGCCATCGCGACCTTGAAGACGTCCCAGAGTACCTTCGGCAGCAGGCCGCACTGATGACGTCGTTCACGCAGTCTGCAATCGCGACCGGCCGCGGCCGTCTAACCTCGCCGCCCTGAGCTAGATCCGGGTTCGCTGCAAAGCGGCATTCGTCCGCACATGCCGGGCGCATGAAAACTTCCCCGCTTGCGAAGGCGGGGGTTTCCGTTAATCATTGGGATTGGGTGTGGAAGCCCGGATCAGTGATAGGCGGCGACCCTTTGGCGAGGGCTGTCGCTGAATCGAGGCGGATTGGCGTCCGCCTCATGAGCGAGGATTGGCGTCCTTTGCTCGCCGACACCTTATGTCGGGAGCGGGCGCACATACAATACCCTTTCGGGGGAAAAACGTCCGAGCTGTCTCACTGGCAGTCTTCCACCTCCCGGCACCCGGTCCGCCACCGGGAAACGGCTGTGGAAGGCCGTAACCAGTGAGAACGATCTATGACGATGCAAATGAGCATTGCCGCCCTAGCGCCGGCCGGCGCGATTAATGCTGCCGATCTGCCGCCCGACTTCTGGCGCACGCTGATCAACCTTGATCGCCACCGGCTGGAAGGGGTTGCCGAAATGGCGATCAGCCTGCTGGACGCAATCGACGGCGATCCTGACATTGAGCCGAACGGGGACGAGCTCGACGGCACTGCCGCAGAAGATGATTTCGTCGATCAGAACTGGGCATGGCGCTGTGAGCCCGGCTGCCCGGTGGCCGACCCGGACTGCGACGTCGGCGTGCTGCTCCCGCGCTACGGCACCGACCAAACAGCCGGCCCGGTCAACGAGGAGGAGGCCGTTCGCGAGTGGCAGGAGGCGGAATTGGCTGCCGCCTGGCGGAAGGAAAACCTCATGCGCCGGGGGCAGGCATGACGATCGAGCAAATCGACGCGATCGAGATGGCCGCCCACCGCGTGAAATCGCTCGGGGCGCTGCTCACGCTTCTGGCAACCGCCCTTCGGGACGCCGGAACTCATGCTGTAGCCGCGCTTGAGGTGCTGGACTTCATGGCGGGCCATATCGCCGCCGACCTTAGCAAAATCACCGACGGGCTTGAGCCCACCGAATGACCCCTGCCCGGCCGGTCCATCGCGGCCGGCCGGGAACATCGAGGAGAACATCATGGCATCTGTCAGTAAGCGCGCCTGGACGCACAACGGCGTCAAAAAAGAAGCATGGGCGGTCCGTTATCACGACGAAAAGGGCGTCCGGCGCTCTAAGCAGTTCGACCAAAAAAAGGCCGCCGACGCCTTCAAGCGAAAGGTTGAGCGGGAGATAGAGGATGGCACGCACACCCCCGACGGCGACAGTGACACCGTGGATGCAGTCAGCCGCGAGTTCGTTCGACACACCGAAATGCGCTGGCGGGATGGGCGTATCGGCCGGGGCAGATATGAGCACCTCAATCGGCTGGTCGAAGCGAACGTCGTTCCGATCCTTGGCCGCATTCGGTTCCGCGATCTGAAGGCGTCGGACGTTGAGGGCTTCTATAGGGATCTGGTTGCGAAAGGATTGGCGCCCTTCACCGCGCGCAGCCGAGTGCTCGATTTTGCCGAGGTCGAGAAATTTGCGAGGCGACGAGGACACCTCAAGACCCAGCCTGTCCGGGATGCACTGGCAGAACTGCGCGGCATTCCACGGCCGCGCATTCGCACCTTCACCTCTGACGAGGCCGCACGCCTCTTGAGGGTGGCCGGAGCGCACCGGCCGCACGCCAAGGTCCGATTCTGTGCGATGATGAATCTGTTCGTGAATCTCGCCGCTTTCTGCGGGATGCGGCAAGGGGAAATCCTTGGCCTAACCACTGCCAGCATAGATCCCGAACGCCGTATCATTCGCGTACGTCACAACCTCACCTGTTACGATGAGTTGAAGGGGCCGAAAACAGCGTCCGGGGTGCGGGACATACCCATGCCCTCCCATATCATCGACCTGCTCGATGTGTGGATGCGGGACCATTACGTAGAGGATCCGCGGAGCTTGATATTTCGCACGCCGAAAGGAACGCGAATTGACGCGGGAAATATTCACTATTCATGGCGACGACTGCTCGAACAGGCCGGGCTAGATCATGACGACCGGCCATTCCATTTCCATGCGTTGCGGCACTTTGCCGCAAGCTGGATGATCGCCAACGGACTCCCCGTCACCGACGTTGCCGGCCTGCTGGGCCACTGCAAGTTCGACACCACCTTGCAGGTATATGCCCATTCGGTTTTGAGGCCCGCCCTGCGCCACGAAACAATGGAGCGGATGGTAGCCGCACTGCCCTCTCCCGCCTTGGCCGCGTGACGCAATGACGCGTCACAATTGACGCAAGGATGACGCAAGGCGCTCGCGCAGCGCAGAAATCCGCCATTTTCATCATTGGACGTTCATGATGGGAAATGCGGACGACCTCCGCACCACCGCCGGCCTGCTCGACAAGGTCGATGCCTCGCTGAACGCCGACTATGGCGCGAAATCCGGCAAGGACTTCGCCGAGATCGAGGCGCTGATGAAGGCGGAAACGTGGTTCTCCGCCGAAGAGGCCATCGCGGCCGGCTTCGTCGACGCCATCATGCCCACCACGGCCGCCGCGAAGGCGAAAGCAAACGCCCGCGCATTCAACCTTGCCGTCTACGACCGCGCCCCCGAGGCGCTCACCGCACCCGAGCCCGAGGCCGATGACAGCGCGCGCCAGCGCATGCTCGCACGTCTCGGCCTCTACGAGCGAACGGCGGCCTAAGCGCTGCCCTTCACCGGCGATCCGGTCCCCGGGCGCCACCCGCGGCCCCGCAATTGCGGGGCCTTTTCTTTGAAGGATGAACCCTATGAGCAAGATCAAGGCGCTTCGGGACCAGCGCGCCGAAAAGGCGCGTGAGGCCCGCAATTTGCTGGACCAGAATGCCGGCGACAAGTTCACCCAGGAAATCGAAACGCAGGTCGACGCGCTCTATGAGCAGATCGACCGGATCGACGCCCAGATCTGATCTGCCCCCTTCTGAGTGGTCCAAAATTGATGATATTTTGGATTACGAAGGAGACAAGGAATGCCGAGCAAGAAGCATCGCCCGGAAGAGAT